GGGTGGGTCGGTTCATAAAGATTCCGAACGTCACGATAATGATTTAAGAGATCCGGAACTAAGAAGATCCGAAAGTGAAGAGAGTGTAAAAGGGCATGTACCTATCTCTCATGTTACACATGTGAGCATTCATAGAAATGTATCTGCATCAGGTGTTAAGAGTATCAAAGATGCTATTAAGAGCAATCCTAATGCTAAACACATAAAGATCGAGCGCCACGGATCTAAAAACGATATCGTCAACGATTGATTTCCCTTTAATAAAATATTATAATATGTTTTTTGCTTGTGAGGGCTAGGCCCCGAAGCTATTTCAGGAGTGATATGTCTAAATTCTATACTAATGTATATCTGCATAGAGGTGATATCCTCATGCGCGGATATGAAGATGGTAAACGCGTACAGCACGCCATTCCATATAAGCCTTATCTATTTGTAAAGTCAAAAATTAAAAATACTGAATACAAAACTATTAAAGGTATTCCAGTAGATAAGATAGACTTTGATAGTGTATATGACGCACGTGATTTTGTTAAACGTTATAGAGATGTAGATGGTTTTGATATCTACGGGCTTACAAACTACACCTACACATTTATTCACGATTACTATACCGGTCAAATTGATTATGACCCTAATACCATTTCTGTAGTATCATTAGATATTGAAACTGACTCACAAGGCGGGTTCCCTGATATAGCAACAGCCGATAAGCAAATTACAGCCATTACTATCTCTAAGAAAGGTAAGATGGTAGTATTTGCATATTATGATTTTGTTATACCAGAAGATGCATCAGAAGATATTACCTACCTCAAATGTAAAGATGAGCAAGATCTTCTAGAGAAGTTTATTAAGGTATGGCGATCGACTCAGTTCTTACCTGATGTTGTAACAGGATGGAACGTTGAGTTCTTTGACATGCCTTACATTATTAATCGCATTGAAAGAATCTTAGGACCAGAGAGTGCTAAAAGACTTTCTCCTTGGAACATCTTAAGTACAAGGGAAGTAGAGATTGCCGGTCGACAGTATAATATACCTGAGATTGTTGGCTTAACAATCTTAGATTACATGCAGCTGTATAAAAAGTTTTCCTTTACAATGCAGGAGAGTTATAAACTAGATTACATTGCACAAGTAGTGCTTGGGGAAAAGAAACTAGACTATGTCGATGAAGGATACGAAAATTTACACGACCTCTATACAAGAAACTTTCAAAAATATATTGAGTATAACATACAAGACGTTCGGCTTGTCGATCGATTGGAAGACAAGCTCAAGTTTATTGAGCAAGTATTTGCGCTAGCATATGACGGTAAGACTAACTATCTAGATACATTTACATCTGTACGCTCTTGGGATATGTACATCCACAACGAGCTTCTATCTAAAAAAATTGTTATACCTCAGTTTGATCCTAGTGAGAGGGTTAAGGATGAACCTATTGAAGGTGCTTATGTAAAAGATCCTTTGGTAGGTATGCATAAGTGGGTAGTATCATTTGACTTAAACAGTCTATATCCACACCTTATTATGCAGTATAATATCTCCCCTGAGACATACGTTGGGCAGATTCCATCGCTTAATGTTAAAGAGGGTGTAGACAAAATACTTAACGGTGCTTTAAACGATCCTGCTATACGTCGTGAAATGGAATCACAGAACATAACTGTTGCTGCAACAGGTTGTATGTTTGATAAAGACTTTCAAGGCTTCTTACCTGGTATGATGAAACGCATCTATGACGATCGTGTCACATATAAGAATCAGATGTTAGAGGCAAAACGCAAGTATGAAAAGACACCTACGTATGAGTTAGAGAAAGAAATTGCACGATGTCATAACATGCAGCTGGCTAAGAAGATTCAGCTTAACTCAGTTTATGGTGCATTAGGTAACAAATACTTCAGATGGTTTGACCCACGCTATGCTGAATCAATTACTAAATCCGGTCAGCTTTCTATCCGTTGGATTGAGAATAGGATTAATGAATACCTTAACAAAGTACTAAAGACAGAAGAGCGTGAGGACTTTGTTATTGCTGTAGATACCGACTCAATGTATTTAAAGCTGGATGGGTTAGTTGAAAAGACATGCAAAGGTAAAAGTGTAGATGAAACAGTAAAGTATCTTGATAAAGTATGTGAAGAGATATTTGAACCTTATATTGATAAATGCTACGAAGAGCTAGCAACATATGTAAATGCTTACTCTCAGAAGATGAAGATGAAGAGAGAGGCTATTGCTGATAAGGGTATCTGGACTGCTAAGAAGCGTTACATTCTTAATGTGTATAATAACGAGGGCGTTCAATATACAGAGCCTAAGCTTAAGATCATGGGTATTGAGGCTGTTAGGACCTCTACACCTGCTGTGGTGCGCAAAACAATTAAAGATGCGCTCACGATGATTATGACAAGCACTGAGGATGAGCTTATTGACTTTATTTCATCAGAGCGAGATAGGTTTAGAACTCTACCCTTTGAAGATGTAGCCTTTCCTAGAGGTTGTAAAGAGCTGGACAAATGGATTCAGATGGGTAGTGGTGCCAAGCTCTATAAAACAGGTACTCCTATTCATGTAAAAGGAGCTATCATATATAATTACTTAATTGATCAGAAAAAACTTGGTAATCGCTATGAGAAGGTTAACCGAGGAGACAAAATTAAATTCTGCTACTTACGTACTCCTAATTTCTTAGGAGAGCATGTAATTAGTTCACCTGGCAAGCTACCTCCTGAGCTTGATCTCCAAACCCTTATTGACTACGAGACGCAATTTGATAAGTCGTTCTTAGAACCTCTACGTACTATTCTGGACGTTATTGGTTGGAAGACCGAACGTAGAAACACTTTAGAGGAATTCTTCGGATGAAAGTAGAATTAGAAACAGATTTTGATTTTGGTTTTTCTGCTGTAAGTGAAGATGAGCTTAAAGCATTAGAGAGGAAGCTCGAACAAGAAGTACAGCAAAAATCTCAAGCATTGGAACAGGTAGAGACTTCTTACAAAGGTAAGTTAGAACAGCTTCATACCTGTATAATGCCTTTACTTCGTAACCTAGCTAAAAATCCTGAAAAAGAATATATCTACTGGCCTAATAGAACAGAGAAAATGGCTGAGTTTATTAAGAAGGTAGATAGCATAGTAAATGATTAACTACTTAGTATTATTAGTTGCTATTATTCTTTCTGGTGTAGCAGCTTATTATTCTATAATTGGACTTATTGCTATTTTTGCTGCTGCTGTAATTCCTATTGCAGTAATGGGCTCAACTCTAGAGATAGCCAAGCTTGTAGCTGCCTCATGGGTATATCGCAACTGGTCTAACGCACCAAAGGTAATAAAGTACTACTTAATAACTGCTATCTTTGTTCTAATGTTTATTACTAGTATGGGTATCTTTGGATTTTTATCTAAAGCTCATATGGATCAAGTAGCTCCATCTGGCGACGCATTAGCTAGAATAGAACTTATTGATCAACGTATATCAATAGAAGAAGATATTATAAAATCTGCTAAGCAAGAGTTAGATTTGTTAAATGAGCAGACTAAAAAGTATAATGAACTAGGCGCTGTATCTAGAGGTGTTGCTGTTAGAGAACAAACTAGAGAAGATAGAGAGAGATTATTCTCCGAAATAGAAACAGCTCAAAATAAAATTATAAAGTACCGTGAAGAAAAGGCTCCTATCTCTGCAGCAATTAGACAGCTAGAAGCCGAAGTAGGTCCAATTAAGTATATTGCTGATCTAATTTATGATAATTCCTCTACAGATATGTTGGAGAGAGCTGTAAGAGCTGTTATAATCTTGATTGTGCTAGTTTTTGATCCTTTGGCAATAGTACTATTAATAGCCGCCAATCATGGCCTAGCTACTAAACAAGAAGTAGTAGTATCTAAACCGAGAGGTCGTCCTAAAAAGATCGATGTTGAACCTGAGTGGGTGTCTAAGACAAAAGAGTATAAAATGAAAAGAGATCCTAACAAGATTGAGATCGATAAAAAGAAAATTAAATCCTTTGAAGATGGAGGTTCGTTCTAATGAGTAGTTTTTTTAGATCATTGGTGGAGCAAATTAAAGATGAAGATACTTCTTTGGCCTCTGACGGCGTTGGCAGTGCTGAGTTTGGGAGCTTTATTGATACTGGCAGCTACATGCTCAATGCTGTTCTCTCGGGCAGCCTCTATGGTGGCGTCCCTGATAATAAAGTTACTGCTTTTGCAGGAGAGTCAGCTACTGGTAAAACTTATTTCGTTCTTGGGGTCGTCAGATCTTTCCTTGAACAACACCCAACAGGAGGGGTCGTCTACTACGACACCGAAGCAGCAGTAACCAAATCTATGATGGAAGAAAGAGGTATTGATACTACACGTGTTATTATCTCTGAACCAGATACAATTCAAAAATTTAAGACCCATGCACTTAGGATGATTGATGCTTATGAAAAGCAGCCAGAAGATAAGCGTCCTCCTATGATGTTTGTACTAGATAGTCTAGGCCTTTTATCTACATCTAAAGAGATGGAAGATAGTATGGAAGGTAAAGACACCAGAGACATGACGAAGGCTCAAATTATTAAAGCAGCTTTCAGAGTGTTAACCTTGAAATTAGCCAAGGTTAAAATACCCATGCTCGTAACCAATCACGTTTACGATTTAGTGGGATCTTATGTACCAACAAAGGAGTTAGGCGGTGGCACAGGTCTCAAGTACGCAGCTAGCACGATTGCTATGCTCACCAAAAAAAGAGAAAAGGATGCAACAGGAGAAGTTGTGGGAAACATCATTAAAGTCAAGATGTACAAGTCCAGACTCTCCAAAGAGCAAAAAGTCGTCGAAGTGTTACTTACTTTCGAAAAAGGACTAGATCGTTATTATGGTTTGCTAGATTTAGCTGAGAAGTATGAGATTATTAAAAAAGTCTCTACACGCTATGAATTACCTGATGGCAGTAAGGTTTTTGGTAAAGAGATTAATAAGAATCCAACTAAATACTTTACAGAGGAAGTAATGGTAAGATTAGAAGAAGCAGCCAAAAAAGAATATAGTTACGGTGGTACCGGCTTGCTTGATACTATACAAGAGGAAGAGCAAGACGATGTTGGACAAGAAGCCTAAACTAACTTTTAAAAACGTTAAGTTCTATTCTTCTTTAGAAGATAGAGATTTAAGTAATCTTAAATTTGTCTTTAGTTTGACTCGGGAAGACTTTAATACCTTTTATGAAGGATTGTCAGAAGAAGAAAGAGAATATCTCGATGCCCTCATTTATACACATAGATTTGATGTAATAGATCATGTATTTGACAAGACATTTGAGATTGATCCTGAAGTAGCAGACCTTCTATCTAAAATTAAGGATAAATGTAATGATTGAAATGCTAATGTATAGTATCATTACTGGTATTATATGTGGTTTTATTACTACAATATGGATAAAGTCTATTATTATTGCTCGTATTGAAGAAGATGATGAAGAAGAAGATATTGAGAGTAATATAATACCTGGAAGACTAGAAACTGTTGAGGGTCGTATATTTTTGTATAATAGAGAAACAGATGAATTTCTTGCTGTTGGTGATACATGGGAAGAACTAAACAAGAAAGCAACTCAACGCTTTCCAAATAAGTTCTTTGACGTTCCTAAAAAAGAAATTGAAAGAGCTATTGAGTATAGTGAATTAAAATGATTGAAAAGCAAATACTTACTAAATTAATATACAGTGAAGAGTATTTACGCAAAACATTACCATTTTTAAAAGAAGAATATTTTACAGGCAGACAAGATAAGCTATTATTTAAACTAATTAATGAATATGTAAAGAAGTATAATAGCAATCCTACTCTGCCTGCATTAGCTATTGATGCTAGTAATTTATCTGGAATTGGTGATGATGAGTATAAAGACTTAGTTACTGAATTAGAAACGTTTGATGATATTGAAATAGAAACACAATGGCTAGTTGATCAGACTGAGAAGTTTTGTCAAGATAAAGCCATTTATAATGCTATTATGTCATCCATTCAAATTATGGATGGAAAGAGTAAATCTCAAGATAAAGGTAGCATACCTCAAATATTATCTGACGCATTAGCTGTATCGTTTGATACACATATCGGACACGACTTTTTAGAAAACTATGATGATCGTTACGATTTTTATCATAGACAAGAAACCCGTATACCTTTTGATTTAGAATACTTTAATCGCATTACAAAAGGTGGTATACCGAATAAGACTCTTAATGTTGCGCTTGCCGGCACCGGTGTAGGTAAGTCGCTCTTTATGTGTCATTGCGCAGCTGCTAATCTCTCAGCTGGTCACAATGTGCTTTACATCACCCTTGAGATGTCAGAGGAGAAGATAGCTGAGCGCATAGATGCTAACCTATTGAATGTAACAGTAGATGAGCTATCGATACTACCTAAAGAAGCATACGAAAAAAAGATCCAGCGCATACAAGAAAAGACTACCGGTAAATTAATTATTAAAGAATATCCTACTGCCTCAGCAGGTGCTAATCATTTCAGATATCTATTAAACGAATTAAATCTAAAGAGATCATTTGTACCTGATATAATCTATATTGACTATTTAAATATTTGTATATCGTCTAGATTAAAGTTTGGATCGAATGTTAATTCATATTCATACATTAAATCTATTGCAGAAGAGCTAAGAGGATTAGCTGTAGAATATAATGTGCCTATCGTATCAGCTACTCAGACGACAAGATCAGGTTATACTAATACTGATCTAGGTCTTGAAGATACATCAGAATCGTTTGGTCTCCCGGCTACTGCAGATCTTATGTTCGCACTTATATCTTCCGAAGAATTAGAAGACCTAGGTCAACTGATGGTCAAGCAGCTCAAGAATCGGTACAATAGTCCTACGAGCTATCGTAAATTTGTAATTGGTGTTGATAGACCTAAGATGAGACTATATAATGTAGAACAGACAGCTCAAGATGATGTTATTGATGATTCCGATTCTAAAAAGAATAATACAGATAAGAAATTCGATAAATCAGTTTTCGATGGATTTACATGATTTTAAATTATAATAAATATTGGTATCCTAAAGGTAAACTTATGCAAATATCTGTGACTGGAACCAAATCAGCAAAAGCTAAAAAGCTTATTAGAGAAGCTTTAGAATACTATTGCTCTCTTTTAATGAATAGACGAACTATAGATCTTCTTGATGTAGAGATTCGTCTTAAAAGAAGACTAGAAGATGACGCTCAGGGATACTGCTATTTTAGTAATAAAGATATTGGATATAGAGGTTTTGAATTAGATATTAAAAAGGGTTTACCTCTTAGGGATATTCTACAAACCATAGCTCATGAGGCTGTTCATATTAAGCAATTTGCAAAAGGTGAACTAAAAGAAGGATATGTTCCTAGTACTTCATCCTTATGGAAAGGTAAGCTAGTAAATGAGCTTAAAATAGATTACGAGGACTATCCATGGGAAAAAGAAGCCTACGAAGCAGAAGACGAATTATATCACAGTTTTATAGCAAACTTATCAGAAGCAAACAAACAAGCACTTAGA